ACCTCTCTCGATTGGAATTACGACGAGTTCTCGACTGGCTTGTTCGCACACATAGGCCCCCGTTTCTCCCTTAAGTCGGATATACGCATAGGGCTAACGTGAGCCTAATGCGTTGGCCCATAGTGGTACTTCGCAAACCAGTTAATAACTGGGGTAAACCCGCTATCTGGGCACTTATGCCGATTTCTCCTGCGTCCTAGCATCCTTTAGCAGCAAGCGATTCACGAAATAGAGGGCATCTTCACGCTCAGTTCCACCAGCTCGGTCGATTTCTGCCAATGCCTCGACGATTCGCCTCATTTCCTCGGAAAGTTTGGTTCCTGACGGCGGCCGCATCGGGCCTTCCCTGAACATCAGCCACTCGGGCCGGATATTCAATATCTGGCACACGCGGAGCAGGTTCTCACCGTTTATGTTCTTCGCCGGCTGAATAGTGCCGGCCGCAATCCATGCGGAAACCGTTGGCGCGGCTACACCCATCCTGGTCGCCAGAGAGTTGCCTGTGTATTCGCTTTCGGCGAGCGCGGTCGCCAATCGTTTGTTCCAAGTATCCATTAGCTGAGCCTAAATTATTTTGTTTTAGGTGTAGCTTGCATTCCGTCTTAGGCCGGCCTAAAATAGGCTCAGGCTACCAACGAGGCTTCCCATGAATCAGTTTGCAAACACGGTGATCGACCGGCTTGGCGGCACTACTGCCGTCGCGAAGATTTGCGAATGCCAGCCGCCGTCAGTCCATCAATGGCGCAACGATGGCATCCCGAAGTACCGACTTCAGTTCCTCCGTCTTGCTTACCCGCAGGCATTCGAGGGACTTGAGGAACCCAAAAAAGAACAGCAGGCAGCGGCGTAAAGACTGCACCCAACAAGAACCAATCCGTTGGGGGAACCAACCTTGAGGCTGATCGTGGAGCAATTATCTCTACCCACCACTGCAAAGGCCCGCACGTATCTGTCCCTTGCACTGCAACACGTTGCAAAGGTCGGGCAGGACACCATCGGCACGCAGATCGGTGCATCGGGTGTCGACGGATCAACTGTTTCACGCTTCATGAGCGATGAGAAAGACATGCTCCGCGCGCTCCAGATACTCGCAGCCGCGGGGCTCAAGGTTGTGCCCGCCGACATGCAGTGCTTCCCGCCGCGCAAGGTGCAACTGCTTCTTGAACTGGCGCGCGACCACCTTCACCAGCTCGAAACCGTCGAGCAACTTCAGTGGGACTAATCATGAGCACAGGTGACCTGATGCTGGTTTGGATGCTCGGCATGTTCGCGGTCTGCGCGATCTGTATTGTTCGCGGTGCGTGAGGTAAGGCGATGACCGTCGGCGAGCTTATCGAAGAGCTGGAGAGGCACCCGGCTCACCATCGCGTGTTCATCGAATTTCCCGATCGCAGCGAGCCGCGCGTCTTTGGATATGCGTCCGAGATTGCCAGCGTGGGCCCGCTGAGAGCCGACGGGGACTGCTGCGTGATCGTCGATGCAACTGGAGGCGTACATGGATGACCTCCCGAACCCCCTCACACCGGCCGATTGCGATCTGCGTGGCTATCGATGGATGCCGCTCGACGTTGAGCGTGTAATCGACAGCGACACGTTTGGCCTGTCCACTGGCGACGAATTCAAGACGGCGTTTCGGCTTTGGGCCAAGTCATGGGCACAGGTGCCGGCTGCCAGTCTGCCTGATGACGACCGTCTGCTTGCGCATCTCGCGGGCCTGTCCGAGAACATGCTGAAGTGGAAGAAGGTCAAGGCGGTTGCATTGCGTGGCTGGATTCTTTGCTCTGACGGCCGCCTCTATCACCCTGTGATTGCTCAGAAAGCCCTCGAATCCATGGGTAAGCGTGAGCAGCACAACGAGCGCGAAGAGAACGAGCAGAGCCGCCAGCAGCGTTACCGCGAGCGTCGCAAGGCTCTATTCGAAGCGTTACGCGAGCACGGAATCGTCCCATCTAAGGATACAAAGACGGACGAACTTGAGCGTCTCGTTTCGTTACACCAAGCGTCACCAAGCGTAACGCAAAACGTAACATGTGACGTAACAGCAAACGTAACGCATGACGCCGCAGCCACGGCTATAGACAGTACCAGACCGGACAGTACCGGACAGGACATAACAAAAACCTTAGGGGGTAGCACGCCCGTCGTAGAACCTTGCGTGCGCGCTAAACCTGCTGAGCTCTCTGCGGCGATGCGACGCCACAGCATCGAAGCGCAACCGGGCGACCCCCGTGTGATCGCTGCTGCCGAGTCCGGTATCAGCATTGAAACGGTCGAAGCCGCGTGCGGCGAAGCCAGGGCCGCGAAGCAGGGACAGCGCATCAACGCCGGCTACGTGCTGACGATCGCGGAGCGATGGACGCGGGAAGCCGCGGCGCCGAGGCCAGCCCCAAGCGCTCGCGCATCGCCTCAGCGCACACCGAGCTATCACGACGAACGAGCAGCCACCATCGCAGCACTGACCGGAGCAAACCGGAACCATGAACCACCCGAACGAGACATCATCGATGTCAACGCCAAACTTATCGGCTGAATGGCCCAAAGACGCCGTGCCTCAGGCATGGGTCGAGGAACTGTTCCGCAAGCTGTCGAGCTATTTCGGCTCGCGTCTGGCGGATATGTGGCGCGGATCCGAGATCGAGGCGGTCAAGCGCGAGTGGGGCATGGCTTTGGCGAAGCTCTCACGGGCTGAGTGGAAGACTGGCGTGAGCGCCCTGATATCGCTCAAGTACCCGCCAACGCTGCCTGAGTTCTTCTCGATCTGCAAGCAGACGCGCCTGCATGAAGTGGCCGCCGAAGCACCGCAACTCACCGATCAGACAAAGGTCAGCCCGGAAGTTGTCGAAGCCAACCTCAGGCAGATGCGCGAGATCCTCGCTCCGCTGTCGCAGCCCAAGGAGGAAACCGCAGAGTGGGCATTCAGGCTGCTCATGCGAGCAGAATCCGCATCTGGCAAGGGGTTGCCCTACGAGACCGTGCGATGCGCATCCGATGCGATCTATCCGACGGCTGGCCGGAAGGTCGTCGAGAACTGCACCGACCCGGATCTTGCTGAGAGCTATCGCTCCATCCGCGAGGCCGTCATTTCCGGATATCGCAATGCCAATCGGGCGATAGGAGATACGCCATGATCACCACCACGCCACGCGCACGCACGCGCGATGTCAAGTACCTCACCGTCGAGCCCGGCCGCATCTCCCTGCACGGCGTCGCACTCACGGATAGCGAGTACGCGATGCTGCGAGGCATTGCCGAGCGCATGAAGCGGGCTGACACCATCCGCGAGTCGATGGCGGACCTGATCCAGGCGCACAAGGGGAGCATGGAATGTTGATGGCGATCGATCCAGGCACCACGAAAAGCGGTTGGTGCACCTATCGCGATGGCAATGTCGTCGCATCTGGCGTGGACGACAACGACGCTGTGCTGCAGCTCGTCATGTCGTGGCCCGGCGAGCTGGCAATCGAGATGATCGCGAGCTATGGCATGGCGGTCGGTCGCGAAGTGTTCGAGACGTGCGTATGGATCGGTCGCTTTCAGCAGGCCTTCCATTGCCCTGCTGGCGTGCGACTCGTCTATCGCCGCGATGTGAAGCTGCATCTGTGCGGCTCGCCGCAGGCCAAAGACCCGAACATCCGTCAGGCGCTGCTTGACCTTTTCCCGCGCACGGGCGGGGGCAAGACACCGCAGATCGGCACCAAATCCCAACCGGGCCCGCTGTATGGCGTCTCGTCGCATGCGTGGGCTGCGCTGGCAGTTGCAGTCACGGCGACTGCCAAGGCCGCATAGGAGCCCGCCATGTCCATGTTCCTCCTGCTCCCCTTCGATCTCGTCGGTGCCGACTTCACGGAGTGGCTCAGGCGCACGCCCGAGGCGCACGAGTTCCTGAAGCGGCCCGAGTTTGCGCTTGACCCTAGCGTGCGCATCTTCGGATCGAGCGAGAGTGATCGGGAGGTGGAGCGGGTCGCGGGGTATCCGTGCGATGGCGAGAGTGACGATGGGGAGTGCGACTGATCATGAATTCCCGCATCCACCGCGCGTTCGCCGGGGCCGTAGAGGCCGGGAGAGCCCGTCAGGCAGCCGAGCGTATCTACGTGAAGCTCCAGACCCTGGGCACGCGTCAGGTGCGGCTACATCACGGCATGCTGCTGAGCTACCCGTATCCGACAAGGAGCGGGTATGGCACGCGCGGAATTCTGGTGGGCATCTACTCCGTTTCAACGCACATCGAATGCATCGAAGAGGATATCCGACGCGCCTTCAACGGAACCTCTGAGCCGCGCGCCCGACTCGAAGCCTTGCGCATTTATATGAAGCTCCAGACCTTGGGAATACGGCAGGTATGGTTTCATCGCGGCCGCTTTCTGACCTATTCCTATCCGGGTAAGAGCTGGTTCAAAGCCCACGGAATGCTGGTGGGCATTTACACCCTTGCTACGCGCCTCGAATGGATCGAGGAAGACGTGGCGCAACTGCTGTCTGGAGATAACCATGCCTGATATCCTGTTCTTCCTGTTCGTGCTCATCTGCGTGAGCAGCATCTTCGTACCTGAGCTGAGGAAGCTGGCGCTTTGCCTCATCTCGACTGTGGTCGTGATCGCGAGCGGTATCGGGTTGCTGTTCGTGATGATCCACAAGTGAGTGATAGTTGGTCTTGTACCGCTGACCGGAACCACGTATGACTACGGCCAACCAAGGAGTTGCCATGCCAGCACCCAAAGCAGGAGAGAAGCTCAGCGACTTCATCGGCCGCTTCGTGTCGCCGAAGACGGAACGCAAGGTTACGAGCAAGCCCCAGCGCCTCGCGGTGTCTTACGCCGAGGCCAAAGAACAATCCAGCAAGGAGAAGCGTAATGTCTAAGATCTCGCAGAAGCCCGTTCAGCCCCAGTCACAACCGCGTCTTCCGGCCGGTCACTTCAACAGCAATGGTCAGAGTCAGGGCAAGACGACAGGCGCTGTGCGGCCGACGCCGGATGCCTGCAACGACAGCAAGAAGGGATGCAAATAATGCCCGGCCCGAATGTTTCAACACCGGTGACGGTGGGGCCTGGCGTTACTCAGGATCAGATCGGCTATACGTTCAACGATGTTGTGTTGAATGGCGGGACGGCCGAGAACATGGTGATGTCGCAGGGCGGTACGTCTGGGAACACCGGCATGTCGATTATCCTGGCTCAGTCGGCGATAGCGGCGAGCGTGACGGGTACGACTGCTGAAACTGCGCTTGCCACGATCACGATCCCCGCCAACGTGATGGGACCGAATGGGGCGCTACGCATCGATATGCAATGGACGGTGACGTTAAACGCGGATACCAAGACTGCGCAGGTGCGCCTCGGTGGAACCTCTTTCGTGATACACGGGCTCGCGAGCGTAAATAGTCTGCAAGGGCAATGCGTGATCCGTAATCGCGGCGTGACGAACTCTCAGGTGGGTACGGGTTCCATGAGCGTTGCGACGACAGGCCTGCCGCCGCCTACGGGAACGATCGACACCACGCAGGCGCAGACGCTGACGATCACCGCTACCCTGGGCACCACCACGGACACGATGACCCTCGAAGGCTACACGGTGGAGTTGCTTACCCCATGATCAATCAATCAGCCAATGGTCGGAGCGGTGAGCTGTCGTATGACAGCACGACGTACATCGCGCCCGACGAGCAGATCAGACCGCTGCATGATCATGTCATCGTGGAGCCCATCGGGATTGAGCACTCCAAGATTCTCACTGTCATTGAAGATATAAAACCCGCCAGAGGGATCGTCAAGGCCGTTGGGAAAGGTCATTTCCCTTTGTGCTACGACAACGAGAAGGGCCGTCGCACACGCACGTGGCGTTCGAAGACATTCCAGCCGACCAGTGTGAAAGTCGGAGACATCGTTGAGTTGGGCTCACTCCGCACCGATGGACGTGTGCACGGATACTCATTCCAAAGTTTCATGTGGGGGAACGTCCCGCACATCATCTGTCGCGAAGCCGATATTTCCGGGGTTGTCACTGATGGCAATTGAATGGCGGACCATCCCGGGTTTTGATGACTACGAAGTCAGCGAAGACGGTCGCGTGCGCCGTAGCGCCGGTGCACGGAAATATAGAAATGGGAAAGAGCTTAAATTTGAAGCGCACGAGAAAGGCTACCTTCGCCTGCAGCTTAAGCAAGGGGACAAGCGCAAGCATGTCTTCGTGCACTGCCTGGTGGCTATCGCGTTCATCGGACCAAAGCCGAGTCCGTTCCACGAGGTGGCCCATAACGATGGGGAGCGCCATCACAACCATTTCTCCAATTTGCGGTGGGCTACGAAGGTAGAGAATGAAGCTGACAAGTTCATCCACGGCACTGACGCCCGCGGTAGCCGTAACGGGAGAGCGAAGCTGACCGCAGAGGATGTCGTCGATATTCTCGCCCGCCGCCACGCGGGAGAGGCGAGGAAGAGCGTCGCCGCGCACTATGGAGTCACGGGGCCGATGATCGGGCACATCACCTCGGGAAGAAACTGGAAGCATTTGGAGGCAGCATGAAAGAGCTATACGGCATCTTCATCGTCCTGCCTGTGGCCGGTGAGTGGCTGCTCGTGAAGATTCCGGGCTGGATCAACTTCGGAGTGCTGCGTCATGGCATGGCCTAAGGGGCGTCCGCGTCCGAAGAAGGCTTCCTCTGCCGGAGTGGCGCCAGAAGACATCGTAGACGGAGATGCCGTCGAACTCGTCATGCCGACGCCCGATGCACCACCGCCCGACTGGCGCAAGGGCGCGCTGCTCAACGTGCGCAACTACGGCGCCGAGTACATCGTGACGTTGTATCCAGAAGAGCATGATCCGCGCAATCCCGAGCGGGGGCTGCACTTCACCAACCTGGGCGAGTGCCAGGCGTTCGTCAGCGCCTGGTATGCCCGCGAGAGTCACAACCCGCTTGCGAGGTGAACATGCAAACCACCAAGGCGCGCGCCAAGCCTATCGGCTCAGGAATGTGGCTCGTCACGCATCCGGACACGCTTCATAGCGTCGGATGCCATCTGCCGCACGACTCAGCGAAGTATCTGCTTGAGAAGTTCGTGCTGCGTAATCAGATTCTGCCGAGGGCTCGCTAATGGCCGGCAAGAAAGGACAGGCTCCGCGCGTCGAGTTCTCGCAAACGATCTTCGATACCATCTGCAATCGCATGGCCGAGGGTGAGAGCCTGCGCGCCATCTGCAAGACCACTGGCATGCCCAACAAGCGCACTGTGATGCGCTGGCTGGAGAAGAACGAGGATTTGCAGACGCAGTACAGCGAGGCACAGCGGCTGCGCGCCGAGTGCTACTTCGACGAGATCATCGATATTGCCGACAGCAGGTCTGATCCGCAGAAGACGCGCGTTCAGATCGACGCCCGCAAGTGGGTACTCGCGCGCATGAACCCGAAGAAGTACGGCGACAAGTTCACGCAGGAGCTGACTGGTGCTGACGGCGGCCCAGTGGCGCTCGTTCTCAATGGTTCCGATATCCATGGATGAGTTCAAGCTCACCGAGCGCCAGTCAGAGGCTCAGGAGATCCTGAATGGCCCTGCCACGCATGTGATGCTCGCAGGCGGCTCCCGCTCAGGAAAGACGTTCCAGATTATCCGCAAGCAGATTCAGCGGCGCCTGAAGGCGCCTGGATCGCGTGGCGCTACGCTGCGCTTTCGTACCGGGCACGTGCGCCAGTCCATCGTGCTCGACACGTTTCCGACGGTGATGGCCAAGTGCTTCCCGGGCGTCGAGTATGACCTGAACAAGTCGGACCTCTACGCCACCTTCCCTGGTGGCAGCGAGCAGTGGTTCAGTGGGCTAGACGACAAGAAGCGCGTCGAGAAGATCCTCGGCAAGGAGTACTCGGACATCTTCCTGAACGAGTGCAGCCAGATCCCGTTCGAGAGCCGCAACATTGCGGTGACACGTCTCGCACAGAAGGTCATGGATCGCGCCACGGGCGAGGATCTGCGCCTGAAGATGTATTACGACGAGAATCCGCCGACGAAGGGGCACTGGACATACCGCATGTTCAAGCTGCTTCAGGATCCGGACTCGCGCCGCCCGTTGGCGCACGGTGAATATGATTTCTTCCAGATCAACCCCGGCCACAACCAGGCGAATCTCTCGAAGGATTACATCAAGACGCTCGAATCGTTGCCTGAGCGCCTGCGTCGTCGCTTCCTGTACGGCGAGTTCGGTGAGGATGCCCCCAATGCTCTGTTTCGCGACGATTGGCTT